CACGGGTGGTGTCAGGTGGCAGGGCTCCCACGGGGCAGGGAGGGCTGTCGTGCTGCGCTACTACTCGCTCCGCCGTCGTGGCCGCAACTGGTACGTGCGCGTCTACGACACCGTCACGAAGAGGCGTATCTGGAAGACACTCGGCACTGATTCGCGGCGACTCGCCTATCGCGCCGTCGAGGCGCTCCGCGTGGCCGAGGTCGTCAAGCCGATCAGAGAGTTTACAGGGGCAGCTCAGGAATTTGGGGCCCTCGTCGAAGAGTGGCTGGCGGAGTCTCGACGATCCGTCGCGGAAACGACGATCGAAGAGCTTCGGAGAGCGGCGACGAGGTGGTTACGTTTCCTGCCGGCGAGGGCCCCTGTTTCCGACTTGAACGAGAAGACCCTTGGCGGGTTTCTCGATCGGAGGTCACACGAGGTCAGGCCGCGGACCTTGAATAAGGAGCGCGGCTATTTGCGGTGGTTTTTCTCGTGGGCGGTCCGCCGCGGGATCCTGCGGCGGAACCCCGTCGAGGCGATCCCGGCCAGCAAGGTCCCGGGGCGCCGGCCGCGGGCTCTCGACCAGGAGGAACAGGCGCGATTTCTCCAGGCCCTGGAGTCGGCCACGCCGGCGATCAGGACGCTGGGGATCCTGGCCCTTGAGACAGGGCTCCGCCGGCGGTCTCTCCTCGCCCTCGAGTGGGAGAGGATCGACCTCGAGCGCGGCTGGTACTCCCTCCCGGCCGAGGCCATGAAAGGCGGGGTGGACTTCGAGGCCCCTCTTTCCGAGGCCGCCGTGGCCGTCCTGCGGGCCTTCTGCGGGGCAGTCTCCGGTCGCGTCTTCTCCATGTGCGCCTCGACCGCGGACGACGGGATCTCGGCGGCCTTAAGGCGCGCCGGGATCAAGGACGCCCACTTGCACACGCTCCGGGCCACGTTCCTGTCGAACGCTTGCGCCCGCGGGGTGCCCGTCGACGTCGTGATGCGACTCACGGATCACCGATCGATCCAGACGGTGCTCCGTCACTACAGGGCGTTCTCCAAGGGTGAGCTGACTCGGGCAGTGCGTGGCTCAACAGCGCAAGACCCCGGCTCGCGTAAGGAGGGCGAGCAGTAGATCGAGCGACGTGTGGTGGCGTGGTGGTCCCTTAGGTGCCGGGCCACCTGTTTTCCCCTGGGTGGCCCGGCTTTTTTGGGGGAGGTGAAAAGATGAGCGATCGGACGTGGCCGACCAAGTGCAGCGGATGCCGCTGCGACCTCGAGGCCGGCCAGTGGCACAACGTCTACGCCGACTACGGGCTGATCGCCTTGTGTGACGTCTGCTTCGACGTCGACAGACTGGGGCTGGAAATCGCCCAGTGCGACCTCTGCTCCAGGTGGTGTGAGAAGGCTCTGGTTGATCTTCCGGAGGTGAGCGGCAAGAGGCAGAGGATCTGCCGTACTCATTCTGACCTCGTAGGGTCACGAGCCGCCCATGCAAGCACAAAATGACACGGACTATTGCGAGGTCTGCGGGATTCGGCCAGCTGTCGAAGACGGCTACTGCGAACGGTGCCGTCGAATAGCGACGCCGCAGCGCAACGGTCCATGGATCCTGATGGCGTATCTGGTCGTGGGCATTTTCGGGATCCTCTTTTGGGTCTTGGTGGCCGCACTTCTGGGGGCGTGGTGAGGGGCGTGGTAACGGGACAAAAGCAGCACAACGGCAAAGGAGGTGAACTATGTTCAAACCGGTGTCTCGGGAGCAGACCCGACTCCGTCTGGCGATAGACGGTCCGTCGGGCTCTGGCAAGACCTACACAGCGCTACGTTTCGCCCACGCGCTTGCGGGTCCAGGTGGCCGTGTGGCGCTCATTGACACTGAGCACCACTCCGCGGCCAAGTACGAAGGCGAGTCTCCGGACGGGATCCAGTGGAAGTGGGACCAGTGCGATCTCGCCCACTTTGCCCCAGGGGCCTACGAGGACGCCATCCGAACCGCCGGCCGCAACGGCTACGACGTCCTGGTGATCGATTCCCTTTCGCACGCGTGGATCGGAGTCGGAGGGGCGCTCGACCAGGTCGACAAGAGCAAGAGCGCGAACAGCTTCGCGGCATGGCGGGACGTGTCGCCGCAGCACACGGCGATGGTGGAGGCGATCTTGCGCTGTCCCTGCCACGTGATCGTTACGCTTCGATCCAAGATGGAGTACGTCCTGGAGCCCGACGAGCGCGGGAAGATGATCCCACGCAAGGTCGGGATGAAGCCGGTCCAGCGCGAGGGCGTCGAGTACGAGTTCGATGTCATCTGCGACATGGATCTGGACCACACGATGCGCGTGAGCAAGTCGCGCTGCTCCACCGTGGATGGAGCGATCGTCAACAAGCCCTCGGGGGCGTGGATCGACAGGGTGAAGGAATGGCTTCAGAGCGGAGCGAAGCCCTCGGTGCCGGCCACGCAGGAGCCGGTGCCAGCACCCCAGACGGCCGCGGCGACGCCGGCGACTGGGTCCAAGAAGATCAGGCTGGCCGCCGGCTTGCCCAAGTGCACGACGGAGATGGCGACGCAGATCCGCCGACTCTTCCATGACGTCGGCTACGAGAAGGAGCAGATCCTCACGCTGCTGGCGAAGCGGGGCGTGAAGAAGCTCACGGAGCTGACGCGAGACGACGCGGCGGGGCTACTCGAGGCGCTCGGCCGCAAGCTGCTTCAGAAGGAAGGCGCGGAGGCGTTCTGAACATGGGGCCGGAGATTCCATACGGTTCGGTGCCGACTGTGTGGCCACCAATTCTCCGGCCTCTTTTGGCGTTGCATTCAGCGGAAAGCATCTGGCGCGCAGGACTGGAGGCGATCGGCTACCCACCCACGTGGGCGCGCGACGCTTCGGAGCTGTGCGCGATCAACACAGCACTGGAGGTGTCTATGAGGCTCGACGCAAGCGCTGGGAAGAGTATCGACGATTTCGGGTCGGCTGCGGTGGCCCCAGGGCTCTACCACGTCATGGTCAAGAACGTGGACGAGAGCATGACGAAGTACCCCTCGAAGATCGTGGCCGAGTTCGAGGTCCTCTCCGGGACCACGAGCGGCCAGGAGCACAAGACCCACACGGAGTGGTTCTCGGTGGCTACGGATGGGGCCATGCGTCGCGTCCTGCGGCTGGCCCTGGCGCTCGGGCTGCTGCGGCCGGGTGAGGAGAAGGACGTATCATTCGGCGACGCGATCGGCAAGCAGATCATCATCGAGATCGAGCAGCAGGAGTACGAGGGCAAGAAGTACCTGAGGATCGCCTTCATGGGAATGTGGCCGATCGACCATCCCGACGTGCGGCATGTGCCGCTTCACGCCGAGATGCTCAAGCTCGCCCACGGCCAGCAGCAGGCGCCCACGGAGAAGAAGCAGGAAGAGAACGTTCCGGCGGCGGCAGCGGCCACGGCGAAGGCCCGCGACGACTGGGACGACGTCGTCTGAGTCTTTTCACTTCCTTTCAGGGGGCCCGCTCCTCCTCAAGCGGGCTCCCTTTTTTCTCCTGTGAAGAAGAGGTCAGAATGCCGTCGTCCACCGAGATCAGGGGCACGTTCTTGCGCGAGAAAGCGCGCTTCGGCCAGGTCGTTGTGGCCCAGGTTGCTTCGGACGAGGCGCGGACGATTCCGCCCACGAACGATGAGATCACGGTCAAGACGGAGTGCGAAGAGGGCGAGCTCGAGGAGGGTCTTCAGTACTGGTTCTGGGGCCGCTGGACAACGCACTGGCGATACGGCCGGCAGTTCATCGCGTCGAGCTTCGTGCGCGTCCAGCCACTCGGGAAGGCCGGGATCATGGCCTACATCATGCGCGCTCCCAACATCGGGCCCGCACGTGCCCGTCGACTTTGGGACCTTTACCAGGGCGACGCCGTCAAGATCTTGCGGGAAGACCCAGAGCGCGTCGTGCGAGAGTTCGGCGGCAAGCGCGGGCCGACCCTGGAGCAAGCGCTTGAAGCCGCCAAGTCACTGGCCGAGGAGAAGGATGTCGAAGAGGCGACCATTAAGCTGATGGAGCTCTTGGCCGGCCGCGGGCTGCCACGTCGAACGTGCAAGAATGCGCTGCGCGTGTGGGGCAATCGTGCCGCCGAGCTCGTCAGGCAGAATCCCTACCTGCTGATGCGATTCAAGGGCTGCGGCTTCGCGCGGTGCGACGAACTCTACCTGGGATTCGGCCACAAGGAGGAGCGCATCAAGCGGCAGACTCTGTGCCTGTGGTACTCCATGTCGCGCGACATGTCCGGCGCGTCCTGGTTCCAGCGGGAGTGGGCGGAGTCGACTCTGCGGGAGAAGATCGGCGGGGCGCGAGCTCGGCCAGTGCCGGCGGTCAAGCTCGGCAAGCGTGCCGGCATGCTGTCGGTACGGCGCGGGACCGATGGCCGCCCATGGGTCACAGAGCGTGGCCGAGATATCGCCGAGGGCGAGATCGCCTCACGTGTCGCGTCGCTCCTGGCCGGGACTCCATCTTGGCCGAACATCTCAGTGCTCGAGATCTCCGACCACCAGCGTGACGAGCTCGCCAAAGCGCTGAGTCGGCGCATCGGGCTCTTCGGCGGGGGCCCCGGGACCGGCAAAACGCACAGCGCGGCGAAGCTCGTGGCGGAGATCGAGCGCACACGCGGCGCCGGCCACGTGGCCGTGGTCGCCCCGACGGGGAAGGCCGCCGTGCGGATCACTGAGGCGCTCGCCTGCCACGGGCTGACGATCCGCGCTCGCACGATCCACAGTTACTTGGGCGTGCAGGAGGTCGACGAGGGCTTTCGCGGGTACGTAGTCGGCAGCGACGGCTGGTCGTTCGCCCACAACCCGTCGAACCCAGTCGAGGAAGAGTACGTGATCGTCGACGAGTCGAGCATGTGCGATACGGAGATCCTCGCCTCTCTTCTCATGGCGCTCCCGGGGGGCGGCCACCTGCTTCTGGTGGGCGACGTCCAGCAGCTCCCGCCAGTCGGCCACGGGGCGCCGCTGCGCGACCTGCTGGCCGCCGGCGTCCCGCGTGGCGAGCTCACCGAGATCAGGCGCAACAGTGGGCTGATCGTCGAGACGTGTCACCGGATCCGCACGGGTCAGGACTTCAAGCTGCCCGAGAACATGTACGCGGTGGATGTTGGCGTCGGGAGGAACCTCTGCCTCCGACCTTTTGCGGATTCCCAAAAGGCGTGCGATGAGATCGTGCGACTCGTCCAGAGCGTTCCTTTGCTCGGCGAGCTGAACCCCGTCTGGGACGTCCAGGTCGTGGTCCCGGTCAACGAGAAATCCCAGCTCTGTCGTGGGCGACTCAACAAGATCCTTCAGGTGGAACTGAATCGAGCGAACTATGCCGACGGGGAGTTCTGGCCGCAGGACAAGATCGTTTGCCTCAAGAACCAGTTCCTGCCGGCCGTCCAAGAGGGCGTCGAGGATCTCGCCAGTGTGGGTGAGGAAGGTTATGTGCGCCAGTCTCCCGACGGCACGGGGCCGCAACTCTACGTGGCGAACGGCGAGCTCGGCCGAGTCCTGGAGGATCACCCGGCGAAGCTGATCATGCGCTTCGAGACTCCCCGCAGGACAGTGCTCGCCCCGAAGGGCGGCGAGGGTGGCTCGCCGGCGGACAATTTCGACCTCGGCTACGCCGTAAGTTGTCACAAAAGTCAAGGCAGTGAGTGGCCCGTGGTGATCGTCGTGATCGACGACTACCCGGGAGCGCGCTTGATCTGCGATCGCTCGTGGGTCTACACGGCGATCTCCCGCGCCAAGCGCGCCTGCTACCTTGTCGGCAGCGAGTCGACCATGCGCGCCATGGTGCGGCAGCAAAAAATACACAGTCGAAAGACGTTCCTGGTGGAACGGCTTCAAGAGGCCCTTCGGCCTGTTTCTGGTGGAGTAGGTGGAGTAGGTGGTGAAACAACCAACACGGACCCTGGAGCCACTACGGTATCCGTTCAGGATCATAGTGGACTCGCGGGAGAAAGCGCCGTACCGGTTCACGGGCTTGCATGCGCGGGCACGTGAGCGCTGCCGACTGATCGAGGTCGACACGGTCTCGGCGCTATTGCCGGCCGGCGACTACTCGATCGAGGGCTGCGAGCGTCTGGTGGCCGTCGAGCGCAAGTCGCTCGAGGACCTCTACGCTTCGCTCAGCCAGCACCGCGAGCGCTTCGAGGCGGAGCACGAGCGCTTGTCCGACTACGACTACGCGGCCGTCGTCGTCGAGGCCACGTGGCGAGACGTCCTGCTCTACCCACCGGAACGATCGCGGCTACTGCCGAAGAGCGTGCGCGGGACGATCCTCGCCTGGAGTCGGCGCTATGGCGTCCACTGGCACCTGGTCGAGGACCGGCGACTGGCCGAGCGCACGACGTTCGACATCCTGCGGGGCTGGTGGGAAGACGCAACTCGAGAACTTGGACCGTGAAGGAGGAGAGGATGACTTCAGACGTTGCCGGTCGGTCGGCGGAGTACTACGAGGATCGCGACGCCCTGCAGGAGCTTTTTCCTCGTGGCCGCTTCCGTTCTGACGAAGACGGGAGCTGCATCCTGGTGGCGCGGCGGAAGGCCCGTCGCCATGACAAGGGCTTCCTCGTCGCCAAGGGTAAGACCTTCGGCGTCTACTTCCTCGGTCGAGGGAGCGTTTATCTAAACGCCGCCCAAGATCTATTGGTTCGCGACCTGAGGGGCGACATGGATGGGATCTTGCACTTCCGCTGGGACGCCTCCCTGGCGGATCGGTTCCCGTGGTTCAACCGAATGACCGTCAAGCCAGGCCTCGAGGCGAACCTGAAGGCTGCCACGGTCCCGCTAAACGCAATTTTTTCGACCAAGGCTGCGTCCGGAGGGCCTGATGGGTACCAGGAGCCATAGCGACCTCTTGGAGGCCGTAAAAGGGGCCGCCAGGGGCCGCTGGCCGTCGATCCTGGCCGAACTCGGGGGGCTCTCCTCTGATCTGCTTGACGGTCAACATCACCCCTGCCCCAGGTGCGGCGGCACCGACAGGTTCCGGTTGATCGACCCTGACCAAGGAGCGGTGCTCTGTAACCAATGCTTCCGTGAGGCAAACGGAGACGGGCTGTCAGCCCTCCAGTGGCTCCGCGGCTGGACCTTCCCGGCCACCGTCGAGCAGGTCGCCGACCACCTGCACCTGGACGTACGCCGCCGGCGACGCTCCAAGGGCGAGGACGACCTGGAGCTCAAGGACTGGACCGACGGCACGCGGGCGATCGCCCAGCTCTGGTGCACCCACAAGCCCGGCGTGACGCTCGAGGCCCTGGAGGCCAACGGTGGCCAGGTAGCACGCTGGCGCGACGCCCACACGGTCATCGCCCTGCCGATCCTGTCGCTCACCCAGAAGCCAGTGGGCTGGATCATCTGGAACTCGACCGGTCAGCCCCTGCCCCGCGGCGGAGATCGGCCAGGGGAAAAGCGCAGCGAAGCCAAGATGCTGGTGACCCGCGGCTCTAAGCCCGGATGGGTTGGATTGCATGCCATACGGCGTTTATCCGACTCGCAAGCGACGCCGACGTGTGTCTGGAAGGTGGAGGGCCCCACTGACCTTCTGGCCTTGTGGGCGGCGATCCCGCCGGCCGATCGTGAGTGGCACCTTGTCTTGACCAACCCCTTCGGCTCCATGGAGCGACCACAACAGGCCCTCCTGGAGGTCTTCCGCAATCGTACCGTCTGCGTGTGCCACGACACGGACGAGCCCGGGCAGAGAGGAGGGGAGCGCTGGGTCAAGGCAATCGCCACCGCGGCGCGCTCTGCCCGACTCGTCCACCTGCCGGCCGACGGACCCAAGGACGTGCGCGACTGGCTCGTGGCCGGCCACACCTATGCCGAGCTCGTCGATCTCGCCAGCCGCTCTGAGGCTGTGCCCGTCACAGCCCCGGGAACGGCCGCGGCTGCCTCACCAGACGGCGACGTGGAGGAGTCCGACACGGATCCCTCGCGGCTCGCCCGTGGGTTCTTGCAGGCCCGTTGCGGCCACGTAGCGAGCTACCGCGGCGAGGTCTACTACTGGCAGGATAAGCACTGGCGACGGATCAAGACGGACGATTTCCGCTCGGATGTCACTTATTGGCTACGAAAAGAGTTCGTACGGCTGAATTTGGAGGCCCTCGTAGTAGCGGAACACAAAGAGGGCCCGCCCCCGAAGTGCCACCCGATCACGAACCACCTCGTGGCCAGCGTGATGGCGAACGTCGCGAGCTTCGCATGCGTCTCCAGCGACGTTCAGTGGGGCTGCGTCTTGGAGCACGGCGAGGACTACGAGCGCGTCCAGTCCTCACGCATCGAAAGCTGGATCGCCGTCGCCAATGGGATCGTCCAGCTCGAGCCGCTGTTCACAGGCACCGGCGAGATCCTGCGGGAGCACACACCGGACTGGTGGTCCCCCCACTGCCTGCCGTACGCGTGGGAGCCCACGGCTGGGCCCGCAGACCGGCCACGGTGGGACGCCTTCCTCACTCGCAACCTCGAGAACGACCCTGAGCGCATAGCCCTCCTGCAGGAGTGGATGGGCTACTGCCTCGTGCCCATGACCTCCTACCAGCGCTTCATGATCCTGGAGGGCGAAGGGGCCAACGGCAAGAGCGTGATCTGCGCCGTGCTGGAGGCCCTGGTCGGCCCCGAGAACGTCTCCCACGTGCCCCTGGAGCTCTTCGGCGAACGCTTCCAGCTCTCGTCGACACTCGGCCGCCTCTTGAACATCACCGCCGAGGTGGGCGACCTCGACCGCGTGGCCGAGGGGCACCTCAAGGCCTTCACGGCGGGCGACCGCATGTCGTTTGACCGTAAGAACCTATCAGCGGTGGAGGCTGCGCCCACGGCGAAGCTCTTGATCGCCACCAACAACCGGCCACGGTTCAGCGATCGCTCCCAGGGGATCTGGCGCCGCATGCTGCTCCTGCCGCTGCGCGTATCGATCCCAGAGGGCGAGCGCGTCCACGGCATGGATCGACCAGAGTGGTGGATCGCCTCCGGCGAGATGCCAGCGATCTTCAACTGGGCAATCCACGGACTCGTCAACCTATCGATCCGCGGCACCTTCCCGACGTGCCGTGAGTCGCAAGATGCGCTCGATGACTATCAGATCGAGACGAACCCGGCCAAGGAGTTCCTGATCGACACCTACGAGCCCAACCCAGATGGATGGGTGCCCTCCAAGGACGTCTACAAGGACTACTCGGACTGGTGCCAGGCCAACGGCTATCGACCACTCGGGTCGAAGCTCTTCGGCAAGGAGATCCGGCGAGCCTTCCCGACGGTCCAGCGGATGTACGGTGGGCCCAAAGCGTCCCGCTTTTGGTACTACCAGGGGATCCAGCGGGTCGGTCTCGGTGAAGTGGCAGGTGATCTATGAGTTCCATGTGTGTTCTATCAAAAATTTTACATGGAACACCATGTAACTTATTATTACACCTCCTTTTACCCTCTAGTGTTCTATGTGTTCTATGTACTCTTTATCTAGGCTCTAGAGGGGGAGTGTTAAAAGGGGGTAAAAGGGTAGATGTGCACTAGGCCCTAGAGGGGGGAATAGAGACGATTTTATGGAACTCATGAAACACCGTCCTAAACCGATGTCAAAAAACGGCTTACGGGTGTTTCGAGCGTTTTTTCATTGGAACACCCAATGAAACACCAGACCACCCAGACCGGCTACCTGCCCGGATTCGGACTCCAGCCCCCACGTGGTCGACTGCAACATGCGCGCGACCTCCTGGAGCAGCAACGGGCCCTTGAGACCACCAAGGTCTCAAGTCCGACCTCGTCTCATGACGTCCCATGGGACGAACCAAAGGCACGCCGTGGCCGCCCCGTGTGGCGACCGCCAGCACCGCTCAAGGGGACGGTGGCCGGCCTCGAGGGGCTCAAGGAGCGGCGGGTCTGGTGTCAGTCCTACTGGGCGGCGACCTGCGACTACCTGGCCGCCCTCTGCGACGCCGCCGGGGGCGTGCCCCAGGGGGCGCCGCCCGTGACCGAGGACGCGCGGATCTTCGACCTGGTCGACCAAGGGATCAGGTCGTCCCACCCTGAAGTGGTGCGGCAGGTGGCCGACCAGTGGCGCAAGACGTGGGAGGGGGTCTTCCAGGAGGAGGAGGTGAGGAGATGAGGACACGCGCACGTCCGACGCGGGCGTACAACCCATGGAGCCAAAAGTGGACGAACGGCGAGGTGGGGCAAGCCCAATTGGGCCAGGAGGAGCTCTTCCGTCGGTGGCATGAGGCCAGGATCGAGGTCGAAGGGCTCAAATACGACGTTAGACGCTTGGTAGGGGGTATTCACTTTGCCAGGTCGATCCTGAAGCGTGTGCACGATCGTCGTGGCCGAATTCCGGACCTGCGGAAGGTCCTGCACGCCGTGATCGACTCTTTGAGTGAGGACAATCCCAAGCTCCGCGGGGTCGACGGTCTCGGGCCCTGCCCGTTGCGCCAGTATCACGATGATCGTGTCGACAAGGGCGAGCCGAAGCCAGAGAAGGAGGTGCCGGATGCTGAGCCTGTGGGACGTGCTGATGGTGACCATGGCCCTGACGTGGCTGATCCTGGCCCTGGGGCTGACAGTGGCGACCACGTGGACGTCGATCGCCAAGATCAAGACGCGAAGGAGGGATGAGAAATGGCAGGGTCTCAACTGACGGCGAAATCGGTGGGACATATCGCTCGAGAGTTCGAACGTAAGCGCTACCTGAAGTGCGTCCATTGCGGGGTGGAGTGCTACCCAGACGCCGTCGAAGTGCGCCGCTTCGTGCGCTACGGCTGGCCGAAGTGCTGCGGCGAGCTCATGCGGATCAAGGAGAGAAAGGAGGCGGAGTGAAGACCCAAGGAGAGATCGTGGTCGAGGTGATCAACGAACTGGAGCGGGGCTGCGCGAAGTTCAGCCACTATGCCAGCGCGCACGAGGGTTACGCCGTGATACTGGAAGAACTGGACGAGATGTGGGACTGCATAAAGGAGAACGTGCCGGAAATGGCCGCGAAGGAGGCAATCCAGGTGGCCGCGACTGCTCTACGGTTTGCATTTGAGTTCCAGGGCGAGATGCATGCGCCTCTTGAGCCCGTGCGCTTCACGGGGACAATCGGCAAGGTCTCCGTGCGCCCCGATCTGGTGATAGAGAAGGAGGATGCCACGTGAGGAGGTTCACCCAAGCGCTCAGGCGCGTGATCGAGCTCCCATCGGTAGATCCCGCTCTGCCTCCGGCCAGATGGACGCTCACAGTAGATAGCGATGGGATTCAGTTAAGGCGCTTTCACAAACACGGTGAGCCCCTCAAGGTGGGGTGGCGAAAGGTAATCGAGTTCTTGGTGGTGCACAAAGGGAAGGAGAGTTGCCAGGGTGAAGATCAACGTCGAGACGAAATACAGCATAGGTGACGAGGTCTACTTTTTGGCTCGATTCGACGGCGGCCTTGTGGCCCCTCTGAAAGGGACCATCTGCGACTGTCGCTTCCAGGGTGTGGCTGGAGCAGGCACGCAGCCAGGAGACGGTGGAGTAGCATCTGAGGTCTTCTACGGGCTGCGTATCAAGGGGATCAAGGAAGAGAGGATCGCCCTGGTCAGTGAGGGCGCGATCACTCGAGTGGCAGAGCAGGCTCTTGCCAACTGCCACGACTCGATCATTGGGCACTGGGAGTACTTCAGGAAGATTATGTTGGATCACGGGACTGAGTAAGTAGGAGTGTGATATGGCCAACGCCAAGAAGGTGCGAGTGCAGCGAGCAGAGGCTGAGGTGGACGAAGTAGCAGACATTCACGGCATTCAGCTTACGCCGGCGGGCGATCTGATCCTGCTTGGCCCCGAGGGCGACATGCGAGTGGCCTACAGTCACGGTCAGTGGCGCACTGTGAAGACGGAGGACGATCCCGATGGCACGGCGCGTGCTGCTCGTCCGCAGATCGTGATCCCGCAGCTCGTGCCGCGTGCGCCTGGTCGTGGTCCAGGTGGCGTGTCGTGACTTTGGTCTGGCTACTTTCTGGCTGGCTATTTTGTGGCCAAAGTTAAATGTTGTATAGTGATACATGTCATGATTTCTGACATGTCAGCTTTTCTGACGGTCACGGGTCCTCCCCCCGCCCCCACCGTATGCGCCAAGGGCGCACCCCGGAATTCGAGGTGCTACCACTTGATTTTTGGATACTTGCCCCTCGTGGGTTCCCCTGGAGGGCTTCCTGGAGCCTGTAGGAGGTCCTGGTGACCGTGGCCGAAGCGAGCGCGAAGCGCGGGCCAAGAGGCGCGAACAGGGGGCGGAGAGAGCGGAAGGAGCCCGCAATCTGGGGGTCGCAGGATCCCGTGGCCGCGGCCGAGCGCTTCACGGCGCCCGACGGCCGATCGCTCCCGCGCTGGGTCAGGACGACGCAGGAGCTCGTCCAGCATGTCGGGAAGACCACCTGGACCATCAGCCGCTACAAGTACCAACATGGCGCGCCGCTCGATCGCGTGCGCGGCAAGGGCTACGACCTCCAGGCGCTGCTCCAGTGGATGCGGGAGCGCGGCTACGCGTGCGGGATCAACAAGTCGACGGGGCGTCCCACGAACACGGCGGTGGACGTAGGTCTCGTGGCCGGCTCCGCCTCCGTTTCCGCCGTGGCCGACGTTGGCGGGGATCGACTCCCTGGGAACGAGGACCGCAGGCGGCTGCTGAAGGCCCAGGCCAAGGAGCGGGAGGCGAAGGCGGAGCTCGTGGCCCTGCGGCTGGCCGTCGAGCGCGGCGAGTTCCTGCCTCTGGACGAGGTGAAGGCCCGGGACATCGCACGCATCCATGTGGTGAAGCGAGGGCTCCTGGCGCATGCGCGCAGTCTGCCGCCTCTGCTCCAGGGACTGGGGCTTAAGGAGATGGAGGTCGTGATCACGAGGGCCGTGCGGGAGCTCCTCTTACGGTTCTCAAAAATGTAGGTCAGAGGCGAGATGAAGACGTTACTGGTCGGCACGAAAGGGATGGTGCACGGGTGGAGCGACGCTTCCTCGCCGCACCGTACCCACTGCGGGCTGCGTGTGAGGGGCGCGACGATGCGCGTCTACGTCGGCGAGCAATCGACGGATCTGGTGACGTGCCCCAGGTGCCGCTACAAACTCTCGCCGGGGGATGCGTCTGTTAAGGCGAAGTGCGCGGCTCAGAGGTTGGTCGACAAGGCCGGCATCGCGTGGTCCAACGATGGCAGAGTGCCTGGATCATGGGCCTGGGCGCGTGCCCTGCTCGCCTGTGCAGACGGCTACGGCGTCGCCATTCGGCGCGGGCTGCGCAAGGCGACCGTGGCCGAGCTGCGCGCTTTGGGTGCTCGCCTCGTGGTCGAGGCCAAGTCACGCGACGAGGAGATCGCAGAGGCGGCGCGCGTTGCGATCAAACGGGCGCGGGACGAGCGCTGGATCACGCCCAGGATGCGGGCGGGCTCGCATGTGTGGGTTTCGCTGGCGTACTCGTGCTGGGTGCCAACGGAACGTGTGCCGATGTGCGTGCGTGGGAAGGTGCTGGACGCGATCAGAAGGGAGGCCATGCGATGCTCGTGACGAATCTGCTTGGCAGAAACGTGGTGCGTGGGTGGGACGGCAAGCTCGACGGCGTGATCGTGGCCGTCTTCGTCGATCGAGGACAGGTGAGCGTCATCGTCGAGGATCATGTAGAGGGGACGACGGACGGTCGCACCACTCTCCGCACGTTGTGCGCCGAGGGGCTTCTTCTCGGGAAGGAGGGACTGAAGCTGTGCACTGTGAACGCTGCGGAAAAATGATCAACGATTCAGGCGGGGTGTGTTCTTGCGTGAGGGGGGCGGTCTCTGATTGGACGGAGCGCGTATTTTCGAATGCGGCACAGATCAGGCGGCTGCGCGATGAGAACGCCAAGTTGTTGGAGGAGCGTGACGCAGCGATCTTGCGGGCTGAGGGGATGGATCATTACAGGATCAAGGCCAAGTGCTACGGCGACATGGTCCACGGTGTGTCACCAGCCCTCGCGGAAGCGGGATTTCCTGTAGAAGAATTCACGAAGGATGGAAACGTCGGGGCCGTTAGGCGGTCCGTGGAGAGACTGAAGACAGCATATGACAGCGTCCGTTTCGAGAACGCGAAGCTGCGACGAATACTCAAGGATAGTCTGAGCATGGAGCAACGGTCCATCATGGTAAGCCCGGGAAATTGGGAGAGACGCTTTCGAGTTGGCATAAAGGATAAAGACTGGTACGCCACAGAAGATGCTGCAATTGATGCGGCCTTGAGGAAGCCGTAGCCATGATCGACCATACACGCGCGGAGAATGACGAGAAAAAGCGCTGTAAGCCAACGCTGGTTTTTACGGAATGGTTTGAGGAATTTATAGCCACAATCGATGCCAGGATAAAGAAGGTGGGGCCAATGCACCCTGATAAGGCCTATTCGATTGGTCTCGAAATCGCCGTGGAGAACTTGGTCAAGGAACGTGACAAGCTCCGCGCCCGCGTGGCGGAGCTGGAGGCTGGGATCAGGCAACATAAGAGTCTTTTTAAATATACCAACAAATCGCCGACCGAATTAGACGTGGATCTCTGGTCGCTCGTGGAGGCGGAGCCGTGAGAAAGTAAACGCCATGAATTATTCCCCCGAGTCGATGGACGTTGACAACGCCGAGCGCGATGGGCTGGCTGAGATCGCCAGGTTGCGCGAAGAGAACAAGGCGCTGCGGGAGATCCTGAAGCGCGGGTGGCTATTGGAGATGGACGTTAGCTCGGTTTTCATGGGGGACCCAGCGACGTGCCGATACCGTTTTCGCCATACCAACGAAAGTTCCGTGATGCCGCCGTCATGGTATGAGACTGGCCCCGACGCCGCCATCGACGCGGCGGTAGCGGCAGTGAAAGGAGAGCAAGGTGGAGATCAGCACAGCAACGAACCTCGCTCTTAGGGCCGTCTGGCAGGAGCGTAAACGGCAAGACGAGAAGTGGGGCGAACAGAACCATAGCCCCGAGTGGTACTACCTGATCCTGGCCGAGGAGGTCGGCGAAGTCGCGCAGGCGATTCTTCAGACGCGCTTTGGTGGGGAGCATGGCGGGTGGAAGAATGTGGCGAAGGAACTTGTTCAAGTGGCCGCAGTCGCCGTGGCAATGCTGGAGTGTCTGGACCGCAACACTCCAAAGATTTGAGGCGACGGTGAAAGGAGAGACGCCGTGACGCGAGAAGAACTCAAAAAGCAGGCGATCCTTTTGGAAGATCACGAGTTGATAGAGGCCAGGCTTGGACCAGCGCGGATTGGTGAGATACGGCATGTCATTGGCTGGGCACTCCGCGCCTTGCCTGTCGTCGAGGCGGTAAGGAAGGCGTCCACTGCCAGGAATACGCAGGAAGCGGTAATGCTCATTGCCGATGCATGGGAAGACTATGAGAAGGAGGAGGCATGAAGCGCAGGAACTTTTACTTCGTGCGGCGGGAGGTAACCTACATCCATTTGGGTGTGACGCACGTCAACTGGGCGCTGCGTCGCCACGGCCACGGGCGGGATGGGAAGTACGAGGCGTGGTTCCACAGCCGTGACCTTGCCAAGAGAGTGGCGGCGTTGCTGAACAAGGCGGACGCGGCGCTGAAGGAGATGCCATGAAGGAAGCGAGTTGGCCTCAACCAGATCCATACCTCGATCTGATCCATGCGAACGTCGAGGCCACGAAGGACATCTACGAGAAGGGGCTACGTCTGGCCCTCGAAGCACTGGAGAAAGGATCTCCAGAGATTGCCAAACTGATCATCAAGATAGCGTTGTGTTTCCACCCGATGCACGGTGAGAGTTGGCCCGGGTGGCCCGCGAAGCCGAAAAATGAGGCGAATCCGTGAACAGCGACAAGCCTGCAGTCTGGGTTCTTTACGATCGAGTTCTTGAGTTCCTTCAGTGGGCGGAGCAGCACCCCGTCGAGGTGCAGCCGGAAGTCTCCAGGCAGCTTCTGAAGTTGAGCGTGGCAGTTTGGCGCGTGGCGCAAGAGCGCAGTGGGGATGCCCGCACGGATAAGATCGAACAGGAACTCGAGCGACTGCGGAAAACCTACGAAGATTTCTTCCGGCGCGTCTGCAACCTCCAGGAGCGGATGGCGATTCACGATCAAGACTACTTCGAGCGGAAGGGCGTTCGTGAGCAAAGCCCCTCTGTTTAGGCCATGGGAGCAGAGCGCCTGGCCTCTGCCTCCAGAGATCACGATCGACGCATGGGCTGAAGATGCTCTGGTCCTGCCGCGGTCTGTTTCGTCATTTCCTGGGCCGTTGAACCTCTCTCTTACGCCTTACTTGCGCGGAGTGCTGCAGGCTGTCACGGATCCAGACGTGGAAGAGATCTCCCTCAAGTGGTCGACGCAGCTCGGCAAGACTCTCGCATCGATCATCGCCGTTTTCTATTTCGCCAAGCATGATCCATGGCCTGCGCTCCACGTCATGCCGCGCGACGAGGACGCCGAGAGCGTCAACATCGAACGCTACCAGCCCGTGCTGCGCGAGAGCCCCTCCCTGGCCGATCTGCGGGAGGGCGCGCGCTACTCAGAGACTCGTGACGCGATCCACCTCGGCAATGGCATGGTCCTCTACTTCACGGGGGCGAACTCGCCAGCGGGGCTGGCCTCCAGGTCCGTCTGCATTCTGATCCTGGACGAGGTCAACAAGTGGCCGCCCTGGAGCGGGCGGGAAGCGGACCCGATTTCGCTGGCCCGGGAGCGCACGCGGTGGTTTCCGAATCGCAAGATCATCAAGAGTTCGACCCCGACCACGGAGGACGGGTACATAACGCGGGAATACGACCAGAGTACACGAGAGAGGTACTTTGTTCCCTGCCCCCTGTGCGGGGCCTACCAGGTCCTAGTGTGGGGCACGAAGGGGCCCGGGACACCAGGGATCAAGTGGCCGGCCGAAGTAGACGATCCCGTACGGATCGAGGCGGAGCGGCTGGCGTGGTACGAGTGCGCCCACTGCCACGGGCGGATTCTGGACGCCCACCGTCCCGAAATGCTTCGCCGTGGCCGGTGGGTCCCCGAGGGCGGCGAGGTCCTCCCGGATGGATCCGTGCGCTCGCCCCCGGGCCGTCGGCGGCACGTCGGCTATCACCTATGGGCGGCCTATAGTCCGCTGCTCACGTACTCAGAGATCGTCGCCAAGTTCTTACGTTCGAAGGATAAGCCCGAGACGCTGATGAACTTCGTCAACTCGTGGCTGGCCGAGGAGTGGCGCGTGGCCGTCAACGAGCTCCGCGCGGCCGAGGTGCGAGCCCGCGCGGACACGGGGCTCTACGAGGGCGAGGTGGCCGACAAGGCCTGGCTCCTCACGGCCGGCGTGGACGTTCAGCGGCCCGGGGGCACGCTGACGCTCTACTACGTGATCCGCGCCTGGGGGCCCGAAGAGGAAAGCTGGCTCGTGAAGCACGGGACCGCAGTCGGCTGGGAGGAGCTCTACCAGGTCCTTTTCCGAAGCGTCTACCGCAACCGAGCGAAGGACACGGTGCAGCTTCAGACCGCCCTGGTCGACTCCGGCGACGGCGTCAGCACCCTGGAGGTCTACGACTGGTGCGGGCAGACCGGCTGCATCGCGACCAAGGGGGCGAGCAGGCCAACGAAGCCCACGGCGTGGTCGAACGTCGACCGCGGATCTACACAGTTGCCGCTCCTCTTGGTGCACACCGGATACTACAAGAGCAAGCTCCACAGGATGATCCGAACGGGGAAGTGGCACCTACCACTCGGCATGGATGAGGAGTACTTCACGCACATGTCGGCAGAGCAACTCGTCCAGGCGAAGGGCAAGCGCTCGGGACGCGTGGAATATCGGTGGCAGGTGCTGTCACCGGGGGCGCCAAACCACTACTTCGACTGCGAGGTCTTGGCCCTGGTCGGGGCCGAGCTCCTGAATGTGCCGTTCTCGGAGAAGCCGCCGATCCAGAGCCAAAACGCGGAAGGACTGAAACCCACTGTTATTCGAGAGAGGATCTTCCAGTGAGCAAAGAGACGACGCGAAGTGAAGTGAGGGGGAGAATGTCGTTTGCGAAGCCGGCACCTCCTGGCCATCCATTGGAGCGTGAGGCCAACGAATCGCCAGTTGAAACGGCCACGAAAGGGGTGCCAAAGCAGGATGCGCCTCGTCCACCCGTAGGAATTTCATGCCCATGGTGCAAGAGCAGCGACACCGGCGTAAGGCAGACCTGGGACCTGAAGGGCCACGGGATCCGCAAGCGCCGCAGATACTGTCGTTCTTGTGGCCGAACTTATCTCACGGATGAGACTTATTCTTGAAATCCATCCGTGCTAATGCGAACGCTATTGATTTCATAGTAGGAGCGCCTGTAAGAGTTGCCGTTGTATGGCGACCTCACTGGAGCTCCTGACGGCAGTTGAGACGGCGATCTCGACAATCCTGAACGGCGGGGCAGTTCAGCGATTCGTAGTCCGTGGCCGAGACATCTCCCTGTGCTCCCTGTCGGAGCTGTGGCAGATCAGGCGTGAGCTCAAGGGTGAGGTCGAGCAAGAGGACGTTGGAACGTCCGTGATCCTTGCGAGACTCACTCCTATGTGACAGCCGCCGATGAATCTGCTGCTTTCGCTCTTGAGCTATGTTGCCCCACGGCACGTCCAGCGTGCAGTCAACGCACGCCTGGAGCTGCTCGCCCTCGATCACCTGCGATCGTTCGAGGCCACGAATCCTCACAGGTTGCGGGCCAAGATCCCTACGACCCTTCTGGGTCCGAGGACGGAAGTTGCACAGAATCGGCAGAACCTACTGGCGAGTTCGCGCGACCTGGACCGCAACGTCTCGTGGGTGCACGGCGTCTGGAATGCGATCGCAAACAACGTGGTCGGAATGGGGATTCGGCCAGAGTCGCGCATTCGCAAGCGCCGGCGATCCCCCGGTGAACGAGGCGTATCGTTCGACGAGGCCAAGAACGACCAGGCCGCTGCTGCGTGGGACGAGTGGGCCCGGGGCGTCGACCTCCAGGGCCGCATGAGTTTCTACCGCTTCCAGTGGCTCGTGGAACGGGAGCTCAACGTTTCTGGCGAAGCGTTCGTCGTGTTCTCGACTCCGCCCAAGGGGACGAAACGCAAGGTGCCACTGATCCTCGATCTTGTGAGCGCCGAACGTATCGCAACGTTGGATGAGCCTGCACCAGGTGGCGGGAACGAGATCGTCCAGGGGGTCGAGTTCGACTCCGAGAAGCGAATCGTCGCCTACCACATCTACGAGCAGGATCCGGCGGATGGGCTGAGCATCACGAGCCAGAGCACTACGGCTAAGAGGGTGCCAGCAGATCGCGTGCTGCACCTATTCTCTCCGCACAGGCCCGGGGCCATTCGCGGGCTGCCGCGGATCCATTCGGTAGCCCGGACCTTTGAGGCGCTTGCACAGTACCTGGATTTTGAGCTTACGCGCGCCAGGATCGCCAGCGCCTTCGCGCTGATGATCAAGCGTGGCGGCCTCCCTCTCAGACTCCCCCAACCCTTAGATGCCTCAGAGACGCCCACGAGCGACGATGCGGGAAACCCGATCGGACAGGTGGAAGGGGGGATGATCCTCTCTGGAGGACCCAACGACTCTTTCGAGTCGGCTTCGGCGAATATCGCCTCCACTTCGTTCGAGCCCTTCGTCAAGCTCATGCTCAGATCTGCCGCGGTTGGCATCAACGTGAGCTACGGCTTCCTGGCGCGCGACTATTCCGACTCGAGCTTCTCGGCGGCGCGGCAGCAGTACTTGGAGGACATCAAGGCATGGTGCCCTCGGCAGAGCTTCCTCGTCGAGCAGCTCTGCATGCCCGTGGCCGACGAGTTCTTCCGCTGCGCGCTCGTGGCTGGAGTCCAGCCGTTCACAGGCATGAGGCGCGAAGAGTGGGAGCTCATGTGGCGCACTCCTGGGTGGGACTGGGTCGACCCGGGGAAGGAGATGGAGGCCGAGCTCGAGGCCATTCGCGCCGGGCTCAAGAGCCCACAGGAGAGCGCCCAGGAGCGTGGCCGCGACTACTACGAGGTGATCGAGCAGCTCGCTGAGGCGAAGGCGTTCGCGAAAGAGAACGGCATGGAGCTCTCGATCTTCCAGCCGAAGGTTCCGGCTGCCACGACGAATGGCGTCAAGAAACCGAATCCAAAGGTGAACGATGGCGAGCAGGAAGACGAAGACACTCCAGAAGCTTGAGGCCAGACGATCTCATTCGTCGGCCGAGTTCCTGCGAAAGCTGCCGGACCACTTGAGCGTGGCCGGGGCCGTGCGGCGCGATTCTGTGGACGAGAAGTCGCGACGTGTTTCGGTCGCATTCTCGAGCGAATCGCCGACGCGCGATTTCGACTATCTCGATCCCATCGTCCTGCTCCATGAGGCGCAGGCTGTGGACCTGGAGCCGCTTCGTGGGCTCGGGAGCGTGCTCTACGACCACGACACACGAGCCGTGATCGGCCGACCCGAGAATGTGACGATCGACTACGGCGAGCGAGTGGGACGCGCGGAGATCGTTTTCGACTCAGATCCAGACGCTGACCTGGTCTGGCAGAAGGTGAAAAGCGGCAGCGTGCGAGGGGTGAGCGTGCGTTACAAGGCGCTCGAGGGCTTCGTCATTCGCAAGGACGAGTCCTGGACCAGCCCTGGCGGCAAGACCTTCCAGGGTCCACTTGCGGTAATCACACGTTGGGCTCCCAGGGAAATTAGTCTCACCCCGCTCCCTGCGGACGCAACCGTGGGGGTGGGTAGATCAGCCAGAGATGCACAGGAGGACGACATGCCGGAGTGGCTGAAAGCACTTCTCGTGAAGAGAGGGCTCGTGAAGGAAGATGCGGACGAGGGGGCCTGCCGCAAGGCGCTCGAGGCGCTGCCGGAGGACCTCTCGAAGATCCTTGAGGGCCAGCGCAAGAGCGACTCCAAGGAACCAGTCAGGGAGGATCCGGCGAAGCAGCCGGTCAGCGCGGCCAAGGCAAGCGCTGCTCCCGTGGCCGACGACGTGCTGCGTAGCGCGCGGATGGAAGGTCAGCAGACCTCCTTGGCCATGATCCAGCTTGCCAAGACCGCCGGGTCACCCGAGCGCGCCGCGGAGTGGCTCGAGAAGGGCTACACCCTGGAGCAGGCTCGGAACGTGCTCCTGGACGACATGATCGCCACCCGCCGGCCGCTCGACACCAGAGTGACCGTCGAGGAGGACGCGGATGATAAGTTCTTCCGTGCTCACCTCGCCGTGGTCGGCCGTAGGATCAACGGAGCCGGAGGCAGCATCCAACTCAAGGAAGTCGAGAAGGATGGGCTCGACCTGGCCGCCGATCTCCCCATGCACGAGATCGTGCGGTCCTTCGCGGTTCGCGGTGGCCTCAGGGAGGCGCGCGGCTGGGATCGCAACAGGCTCGCCACTGCGGGTCTGGCGTTCCTTTGCGGCTCGCGTGCGATGCAGCACTCGGCGAGCGACTTCCCCTACCTCCTCGAGAACCTGGCGACCAAGAGCCTTGCGTCTGGATTCCAGCTCGCGCCCACGACCTATCAGGCGTGGACTACGCCGATCTCCGTGGCCGACTTCAAAACCCAGTCGCGCGTGAAGCTCTCCGAAGCGGAAGAGTTCGCGGTGAACCCCGAGCTCATTCCGATTTCGGAATCGACCGCGGCGGACACCAGGGAGACCTACTCGGTGAGCACCTACGCTCGGCGCTTCGGCGTCAGCCGTCAGGCGATCATCAACGACGACCTGGCCGGCTTTTCGCGGATTCCTGCCATGTTCGGAGCAGCCGCTGCGCGGACGATGAACAAGAAGGTTTACACGACCGTGAATACCGGCAAGACCATGGCCGAGGATTCGGTCGCCCTTTTTGCCACGACGCACACGAGCGGATCCAACCTCGGCACGGCTGCCGCTCCGTCGGACACGACGTTGGCGGAAGCCCGCAAGCTCATGAGGAAGCAGAAGGGCTTGAACCCGAACTCGCCCGCGATCCTGAACCTGACGCCCAGATTCTTGATCATTCCGGCCTACCACGAGAATACCTGCCTCAAGCTGATGCAGACGTACTACCCGGCCACTGTGGCGAACGCCACGGTCGACTGGGTGCGTCAGCTTCAGCTTATCGTTGAGCCTGAGCTTGACGCCCTCGCCGAGAACGCGTGGTATCTCGTGGCCGATCCGTCCCAGATCGACACCGTCGGCGTGGTCTTCCTGAACGGCGTACGAACGCCTCAGATCACGCGTCTGGACGGGACCGCGATTCTCGGAGTCGAGTGGGTCTCCTACTTCGACTTCGGCGTGGCGCTGACGGAGCACCGCGGACTCTTCAAGAACGCTGGCGCATAGTCGTGGTGGTGGAGCCGTGGGGCAGTTCGTGGGGACAACAAACAGAAGCCTTTGACGGAGGACGAAGATGTCGAAAAATCTGGTTTACGGCGAGGTCGACACCGTCACCTACGTGGCGGGAGCCGATCTCGTGAGCGGTCGAATCAAGCCCTTTGGCGCGCTGTGCTGCGTGCTGAAGGCTGCCGTGGCGAACGGCTCGAGCGTGGCCGCCTGGATCAAGGGCCTTTTTAAGGTCACGAAGCTCGCAGGCGAAGCGTGGACGATGGGCTGCATCGTCTACTGGGACGACACCAACAACAGGTGCACGACCACGGCCACGAGCAACAACCGAATCGGCATCGCCGCCGCGGCGGCCGGCTCGTCCGACACGACGGGCTACGTGGTCCTCAACGCGTATCCCGGACCGAACGGAGCGTAGGGATACCTCCACGCTGCTTTTGTTCCCTGGGCGGCAAAATGTCCGCCCAGGGAACGATTCTCGGAACGGCGTGAGTGGAATGAGGGTGAGTGGATGTCGTTCGCCGATCTGCAGTCTTTGTGCTGGACGGGTGTCCTCAACGGGCCCACGAGCGAGATCATCGAGTATCGGCGAGTGGCAGATTCAGGGACCGGGCCGTGGTTACAGATCAGGGCCATGGTGCACCAGGTCGACCAGGGCAACCCGAGAGACGGTTTTCTTAAGGTCGGCGTGATGGGGCGGACAGGAGAGTTTCCTATCTTCGTGACGGTCAAGAAGTCGAGCGTTCCGAATCTTCGGCCAAAACGAGATCAAGTCCGATGGGGTGGGCTCGAGTACGAAGTGAAGGAAGTCCTGACTGACGACGGCGTCTCATTGGAGCTCTATTGTGGCCGTTAGGTTTTCTGTCAAGGTCATAGATCACGGCGTCGGGCTGATGCTGTCTATGGCCCCGCGGTACGCCAGCACTGAGCTCAACAAGATGCTGCGGAAGGTCGGGACGTTCTTCATGACGGCATTCTCTCGCGCACGTCTTCATGGTGGGGCTGGAATCCAGGTGAGGAAGAAGCGATCAGGAAGGCGACGCGGAATCTCGATCCCACCTGAAGCGCGGGCCATGGGCTTTTTCGGGATCCTCAAGGGCACGTCGGCCGTTCAGGGAAAGCGACTGATCCTTGGCACGACGAATCGAGCCGTGATCGTCCACGAGTATGGGGCCACGATTCGACCAGTGGGGAAAAAGTTTCTGCAAGTGCACGTGCGAACGACTGCGGACGCGCGCAAGGCTGGGGCTCCCATTGGATCGATGCTCTTCGCTCGACGAGTGCGTCTTCCAGAACGTCTGGAGTTTCTTTCTTCTTGGACGCGATTTCAGCCAGAGATCGATACGGCTCTTGCTGATGGGCTCACCCGAATGGTGGATCGAATTCAAAGGGCATGACTCCGTACTCCGAAACTCTGATCGACCTCGTGACGACAGCCCTTGAGGGCATCGATCAGACCAGCGGGTACTCCTTCACCACGTACGACGTTCAGCGCTACGACCGAGAGGATCTGACGACGGCGAGTAAGCCGTGCATCCATGTCTTCAGGACGGCTGAACGTAAGCAGCGCAGCGGCAGCGCCTGGAGCGTTACTGTCGAACTCCTGATTCTCGTCTATCTCTTTGAGCACGAAACAGAGAGCCTTCCAACGGAGATCTACGAGAGCGACGCCGGCGCCGATGTTGAGCACGCCCTCTGCCAGTTGGAGGACGATCCATCCTTCCGCGCCACGTGGGAAGAGTTTGAGTCGACCCTCTTCACGGTATCGGAGGGAGACGAGACGGTAGAAGTTGGGGTCGCCGTGGGTGCGACCCTCGGCTACAGAGTGGACTTCAAAGATCCCAGGACCCCAATTGACCCGGAGTGAGCAATGAGGACGAGCAAGCGCCAGTTTGCTGCCAAGGTTGAGACAACCCCAGGGACCGCCGAAACAATCACGTCATCGGAAGTGCTCGTTCGCATTCGAGACGGCGACACGATCGAGCCGAACTTCGAGGCGATCGACAGCCAAGAGGTCCAGGCTACGAGCTCCAAGCGGCCGAATCTGATCGGTCGACGGACCCTTGGGTTCAAGGTCTCCTATCTGCTGCGTGGCCCTGGCGGGCTGAGCACCGATCCAGCCGCGAAGCCGCTCCTTGAGGCAAGCATGCTCAAGGGCTACGACCTGCAGAAGATCAGCATCGGCGCGATCACTACCGGGCCCTTCGTGGACGGAGAGACGATCACTGGTGGGACGAGCGCGGCCACTGGTCGGGTGTTTCGCAACACGGCGAATGGCGCATCCGAGATCAAATATTTCGCTCTGACGAACACCTTCCAAAGTGGCGAAGTGATCACTGGTGGCACGAGCACGGCCACGGCGACCACGAGCAGCACGCCCTCCGCGAATGGCATGGTTTTCCAGCCGGCGGATTCGGACTTCGGCGTGAGCGACTCAAAGCATCACGTCACGGCGAAATTGCTTCAGGACGGCTATCAGTGGACGGCGCGCGGCTGCTTGGCCGACCTGACGATGCAGTTCCGCAACGGCCACCCCTGCACCATTTCGCAGAGCTTCTTGGGGGCCTACTCAAGTTCTGGCGACGAGGCGCTTCTCACGCTGGCGACGTACCCAGAAGAGTCCGTGGCCGCCCCTCGCTTCCTGAATGCGAGCCTCAAATTCGGGGTCTACTCACCCAGCGACGTGGTCGATTTCTCGCTCGAATATCCGATTAGCCCTGAGGCCCGTGAGGACGCGAACGACTCCGCCGGAGATGGCGTCAGGTTTGCTGACTACCAGCGCGAGCATCCACGCTTGCGCCTGGACCCGGCCATGGTGAGCGCCGCCACCTACAACTACTTCTCAACGATGTTCGCCGGGACGACGTTCGCCATGGAGTGGGTGCTCGGCAGTACGTCGGGCTCGACCTGGACGTTCTACGCCGACACGGCGCAGTTTGTGAACCTGGGCGCCGGCGCTCGTCGGAATCTGGCCACAGTCCCGCTCGAGATCATCCTTTGCGGGACCAACAACAACGAACTCTACATCTGGCAGCACTAAGAGCAGCAACAGAAGCAGCATGGAGGTTGAGTCGACATGGCGATCTTACGCAAACCAGGAGCGACCGTTCGAGAAATTCTCCCCAGCGATCGCGACAAGCCCGCAGAAAAACAGACTGTCCTGAACATACGGGTGCCGTCTGAAGCTCAGTACCGCCAACTTCTCAAGATTGACCTTCTTCAAAGGTCGGGCCAACTCAACGGGTTCGACATCATACGGACCCGATTTGGGGCCATGCTAGAGTCGGTTGAGAATCTGTACTTCGACGACGGCACCCCTATTGTCATCGAGAAGGACGGAGACGGGCGACTGACGCCGCCCTGCATGGCAGCGATATATCCGCTGGTGGAAGAGATCAACCCGATTCTGGAGCGTTGCTCGAGGCTCACGGAGGAAGACCGAAAAAACTCCTGATCGCCGTCTCCTCCACCTTCAAGCGATGGTGGAAAGACGGCACCGGCGAGGGCGGCGAAACCGACTGCTACCGATGCGACGGGAACGATGAGAACTGCCTGATCTGCAATGGTAAAGGAATCGTTGAGTTCTGGGGGCCAGCCGAAGCGCAGATCACTGACTACGTCGAAGACATCTACTCAGTGGTCTGGATGGTCTGGTCTTGTCGGAAACGAGCCTGGACGCCCACGGACTTCGAGCGTCACTCAGCGTGGTTTATGAGTGCGTTCTTCTACCTGGTCGGTCGAGTGCTGAGGGAAGAGACAAGGATACGAAAGGCGGCGATGGAAGATGCCAGGTCCGGGCGAGAAGAAACTTGAAGTCGGCATTGTCCTTGACGATAAGCTGACCGGCCACCTCGACCGAATCCGCAAGAACATCGGGCAGCTCGAGCGCGCGGCTTCCGTGGCCGGAACCGGGATGAGCTCGGCCTTTGCGGCTGTCCTGAATCCGATCAGGGGCGTCTTGAGTTCTGTTTTCTCCCTGCGAACCGCTTTCGTCGGCATAGGCGCTGCGTGGGCGGCCACCAGGTTCGCCGACGCCGCGGTCCAGGTTGAGAACCTCGAGACGGCATTCGGGAATCTGGTCAAGCGCATCGGGTCCGACTCCGTCACGGTGCTCAATCATCTGCGTGGGGCGTTGAAGGGCACGGCCAGCGACATGGAGCTCATGGAGGCCGCGAACAAGGCGATCATGCTTGGCGCCGCGCGAAGCGTCGAGGACCTCGATCTGCTTGCCACCGTAGCGCGTCGACTCGGGCGCGCCATGGGGCAGGACGCCGCCAAGTCCCTGGACGACATCGTGATCGGCATGGGTCGCATGAGCCCCAAGATCCTGGACAACCTCGGCATCGTCCTGAAAATGGAGGCGGCCACGGAGGCCTACGCCGCGGCGCAGGGGAAGCTCGTCAGCGAGCTGTCGGAGGCCGAGAAGCGCGAAGCCTTCATGACGGAGTTCTACCGTCAGGCCCGCAGCATCATGACGTCTATGGGCGAGGACGTCGACACCACGGCCGACAAGTGGGGCAAGCTCAAGGCGACGCTCAAGAACTTCTGGGAGGACCTCCAGCGGGCGGCCCTGCCGATCATCGGAGACCTATCCGTCAAGTTCACGAAGTGGTTCAACGAGAACCGTCAGGCGATCTTTAACTGGGGGGCCGGGATCCTCGAGGCAGCCCAAGTAGCGATTCCTGCGTTGATCGATGCTCTTCGTGCACTGGGGACGCAGCTCTCCGTACTGTGGACGCCATTCTCGAAGATCGCTGAGCTTGCAGCGAAGGTCAAGTTAGGCGCGGCGCAGTACGAGTCCTATCAGGCCAAGGGTCGCCTGATCGCCTCCCTGGGCGAGCTCGGGCCCATTGGCGCGAAGATGACATACAGTGAGGATCGATCGACGCTCGCGAAGCTCTTCGGCGCCTACCCACAGAAGCCAGAAGGCGAGATCCTGGGCGAGGTCGAGGACTACGTACGCCTGCACCCTGAGGCCCTCACTGGTCGGTTCGGCGAGAACTACAAGGCCTACCAGACGGCCGAGACGGCGCACATGGATGCGGCGCATCTCTTGGCCTACCTCGAAGGCAACAAGAACGTGCCCGGGTATGAAGCCTTCGTCGGTCCGGAAGCACCCTTGGGATTCTTGGGGCAAGCGGCGGCGCAACTTCGGCTTGCCGGTGCGAAGACTCGGCCAGAGGAGCGCGGCGGAGCGGGTGGCACCGGGACCGCGGCGGTCAAGGAGACCAACAAGGTCCTGACCGAGACTGATCGTCTCCTGAGCGGGATCAGCGAGACGCTCTACAAGATCAATCAAGAGTGGACTGACTTCTCCATCCAGGCGAAGAAGGCGATTCTCGACGTGGCCGAAGCGCTTTCCGATAACCTGGCCAACGGGTTCTACGCGATCATCACCGGGGCGAAGAGCTTCGGGGCCGCCGTCAAGGAGATGGCGAAGGGGGTCCTGGACGACCTCGCCAAGATCCTGTCGAAGATGGTGGCCGTACGTCTGATCGGGATGGCGATCGGCATGATCCCTGGAATCGGCGGGGCCGCGGCTGGGGGTTCTCCGGCTGGCAGTGCCTTCGACGTGGGCGACCTCGGCCAGACCTCGAATCTGCCGGGTGGGCAGTATGGCGGCATCTTCAGCTCGCCGCACGTGATCGCCGAACGGCCGGGCCTGGTCGAGGCCGCGGTCCCCCTGCCAGGGAACAGGAGGATCCCCGTCGAGGTCCTCAACGGTGGGCTGTCCCAAGGTGGGCAGACCACGATCTTTTATGTGCAGACGATCGACGCCAAGTCCTTCGACACGTACTTCAAGGAGTCGGCAGGGCGGCAGCCGAGCGTGATCGGCACCATTGCCATGCGGCAGTACCAAGACAATCGCGTGGTGCGAGGGGGGATGAGGCGATGACGCTCGAGTTCCTCCCTGGCATCAATCCGTCTTTCTCGCTGCCGACGGACTACGACTGGCCCGTATCTACCTTTGAGCCAGAGAAGCCCTATGAGCAGGTGATCCCACTCGGGATTCGTCCGATCCGCGAGGTGCAGGTCAGCTTCCTGGGCGTCACGGCTGATCAGCGCGACTACTTCTTGAGCTTCTTCCACTCGCAACTGGGGCCAGCAGGGGCCTTCATCTGGCGATCTACGGATCCGATCTGGTGCCCTTTGCACGCAGGGCCGACGCTCGATCAGGAGGTCAAGTCTGGAGCCCCAGGGACCCAGCGCACCTACTACGTCCGCCACACGTGGTATGATTCGGTGACCGGCCAGGAGACGAAGCCCTCGCCGGCGAGTTCTCAGACCGTGGCCGCCGGATCCGTCCTGGACGTCGAGGTCCCCTACCTGCCGGCCGGCGTCACCAAGTGGCGCGTCTACGCCCACGAGACGGCCGGCGAGGAATGCCTCCAGGACACGATCTCTGGCAGCCGGCAGTGGGTCGAGCCGATCACGGGCATGGTCACCTTAACCCCGCAAGCGCCTGCCGCGAATACGTTGCGTCCGGCGCTTAAGTGGCGCCTGGTCGGCAAGCTCAGGGAGACGAAGTACCGCTCCAACCGCTGGCAGATCGAGATGACGTGGCGGGAGGTGTGGGTATGACGTTGACCCTGAGCGATTTCTGGAAGGGTAGGATCCACCAGCTCCGCCAGCCCTCGCCGATCCTCGCCCTTTACGAGCTCGCTCTGCCGGACTCGACCTATCTTCGCTACGTCGACTTCATGGATGCCGCGGCCAACCTGGCGGCACCCGAGAAGATCGCCTTTGACGGCAAGGAGTTCACGGCTCGTCGGATCACTCGCACGACGATCGAGGACAATTCGCAGACGCTTCGGCCACAGATCGCGCTCACCGTGGCCGATCCCGACCACAGCGCAGCGTTCTACGTGCACCAGTATCGTGGGCTTTCGGGGCAGACAGTAACGATGTGGCTGCTCCACTACGATCGGCTGGATCACCCAGAGGACGCGATCACCGAGACCTTCCTGGTCGAATCCACGGTGATCATTCAGCGGCCACCTTCAGTGAGCCTTGTCTTGGGACTTCGGAACCTCTTCGAGATGAAGTTCCCGAAGCTCTTCTACGATCGGCGGCGCTGCTACAACTCCTACCAGGATCGGCACGTGGCCGGAAACTGGTGCCGCTATCCGAGCAACGAGTTCGGCGCATCTACAGAGCAGGACTACAAGGTTGGCGCTGCGAACGTCGAGAAGGAACGTCTGCACGGGTGGTACACGCAGCAGGCAACGCGCTCGAGCGAGTTCGAGTCGAACGTGTCTGGCCGGCTCAAGATGGAAAGCCAGAATCAGTACGCGGCATGGGAGGACGAGTTCCGGCATGGGCCGTATCTCTACCGCTACATTTCGGGGGACTTTGACGTCGAGACGTTCATCCAGACGCTGATCACGGATCGTGCTGGGTGGACGATTGGATTCCTCGCCCAGGACGTCACCACAGCGGCTCCGGATCCGGAAGAGGAGAACCCGCCCCCGGCACCCGTGAGCACATGGCTTCTGTGGGCGACTCAGGACAACGGGTCCGGGAGTCGGCAGCTCCTGAAGCGAGTGACCACGGACAGCGTTTCTGCCGACACGACGATCGCTGCGACGGACCTGTATCTGAGGCTCACTCGCGTGGGCGACGCCTGGACCTGCTACTCCAAGGCACAGTCAGCGGACGCCTGGACGCAACGCTCGACCCAAACCTTGACGCTGCCGACAGAGGCGCGGATCGGTCTCGCCGTCGCCAGCTCGGACGATGGCACAGATCGCGTGGGCGGGATCTTTGAGTACATCCGTTTCAACTCCGGAGGGCTCTCCTCGTGCGCGCGCACGTGGGAAGACTGCCTCCTGCACAAGAACACGATTCAGTTCAACGGGCAGCGGAAGATACCGAATGATCGCGCACGAATGTAAGGCTCTCGGGCCCATAGTGGATCGCCTACTTGGCCGACCCTTTCGGCCGCTGGCACACGGTCCAGAGGCCTACTACTGCCTGGGTCTCGTCTGCGAGATCATTCGAGAGGCCACTGGGATCGAGGTCGAGGATCCGTTCGTCGTCCAGGTGACAGAGGATACGTTGCTCGGATTCCGTCGTCGATTCCTCGAACTCCCTTGTGTGGCCGACCTGCGACCACTCGACGTGCTGTACAGCCGCCGCGAAGGGGACGCCCACCTTGCCGTGGTCGAAAACGACCGGTGGGCCGTGAGCGTCCACGAGGACCTGGGCGTCTGCCGTGATCCGCTTCGAGAAGAGATCAGAGTCGCGGTCAGCGCGCACCGGCTGAAGGAACTCCTGTGATAACCATCCGACGAGTGAGAGACGTGATCAGGTCACCCGAAAGGGAGGACCCGGTCACTCTGTCGGAGGTGCAGCCGGGGGCCACCGTTCGGGACTACCTGCCACGCGACTTCGACCTTGAGGGCGGGCACCTGGTACTCCTGAACCACAGGGGGCTGACGGGCGACGAGGTCGATTCGCTGGTGCCGCAGGATGGCGATGAGATCCTTGCAGGCGATCTGCCCAAGGGTGTCGGAGCCGCCATTCTTGTGGCGCTGGGCGCCGCGGCCACGTCGGCGGAGCTCCCGCTGGGCATGGCCATTTTGGGGGCCGCGATCGACTTTATCATCGCCGGCGTCATTTCGGCTGGGCTGTCCTTCGGGATCGCGGCTCTGACGGGTCCGCGTCAGATCCCCAAGATGACGAGCGACGAGGATGGGCCCACGCGCAATTTCGACGGGATCCAGGACACCGTCGGCAACGGCTATCCGATCCCGTTCGTCTACGGATGCGTGCGCATGGGCGGCCACTTCCTCTCGAGCTTCGAGCGGCCGATCACCGGCGAACAGGTGCGCGACGGGATCACGACGCTGCACACGCTGCTCGGCCTGTGCTGCGGGCCGATCAAGAGCGTCAGCGACATCCAGGTCAACGGGAACCTCGCCGCCGACATTTCAGACCTCACCTACACGATTCGGTACGGGGACGCCGACCAGGCTCCGATTCCTGGATTCGATGAGGCAATCCATGAGGCTGTCCAGCAAGCTGCGCTGACTCAAGAGGACGGAGTCTGGAGCTACGTAACGACCAGCGAGGTGGACGCAATCGAGATCATCTTGCGCTTTCCTGCTGGGCTCTTTCGCGTTTCGGATAGAGGCTCGATTCGTTCGGCCGATGTCCAGTTTTACATTCGATGGCGCGCCATCGATTCAACCTACTACGAGGACGTCTACAAGACGGTCTCGGCGATCACGCGGTCTCCATTCAAGAGCCTGATCAAGATCGAGGGGCTCGCCCACGGGACCTATGAGGTGGAGATCACTCGGCTCACCGTGGACGACAGCGAGCGACCATCGGGTGAGCAGCTCTCCTACGTCACGACGAGCGAGGTCTTCGCGATCTCCGAGATCCACAACGAGCTCCAGTCGCACCCAGGGCTCGCCATGGTCGGGTTCAAGCAGGTTCCGTCGGAGCAGGTGAACTCGGCGGTCCCGACTACGTATACGTCCCTCGTCGAGGGCTTCGACGATGTCCGCGTCTACAGCAGCGAGACGGTCTATACCGAGGAGTGGTCGGACAATCCGGCCTGGTGCTGTGCCCACTGGCTCACGCATCCCGTGATCGGTCTGGGCGAATCGTGGTCGAGCATCGATCTGCCGAGCTGGCTCCAGTGGGCGGCTTATTGCGACGAGCTCGTTCCAGACGGCAAGGGTGGCCTGGAGAAGCGCTGCACCTTCGGCCACGTCTTCGACCAGTACGAATCGGCAGACCGAATCCTTGAGGTCTTCACCCAGGGAAGTGGCGTCACGATCCTGAGGCGCGGCACGAAGTGGTACGTCGTCCTGGACCAAGAGGAGGAGATGATCTGGGTCGCCCACGAGGGGAACAGCCGAAATGCCCAGATCACGTACCTACCGATCTTCGAGCGTGCGAACCGCATCCGCGTCACCTTCGCCGACGAGGAGAACGACTACCAGCGCGACAGCTCCTCCCTGGAGTGGGCGGACCTCGACCAGGGAGACCTCTTCGTCGACACGACGCGCGAGCTCTTCGGGGTGACCCGCAGATCCCAGGCCGAGCGAGAGGTTACGCGCTACCTACTGCACAACAAATTCGACGACTGCAAGATCGAGCTGGAGGCTGGGATCGACAGCCTTCGGGTCTTCCCGGGGCAGATCTTCGGCTACTCGTGCCTGACCGCTGGAATAGGGATCGCCAGTGGTCGAATCCTGGCGGTCAGTGACGACAAGGCCACGCTCGAGCTCGACACCGAGGTGACGCTTGCGACCGGGAAGGTCTACGAGGTGGTCGTCCAGCACCAGTCGAACAGCTCGATTTCGACACGTCGGATCGCGTCGCCCCCGGGGAAGACCAGCTCCGTGGCCGTCCTGGGTGTCGAATGGACGGGCGACCTGCAGGCCGGCGACCTCTACGCCCTCGGTGAGTACACGGCTACGGTCGAGAAGTTCCGGTGCGTTTCGGCCACCCTGGACGAGAACTGGACGCGGAAGATCGTCGGGCTGCGCTACGACCCGCAGGTCTACAGCTACGACCTGGGGGCCCAGGCGACTCTCGTCCCGACGTCGATCCCGGATCCGCGGAAGCTGCCGCCTGACGTCACGGACCTGGCCGTCTTCGAGCACCAGGTCTTCGAAGAGGACGGCACGCTTACCGATGTGATCGACGTGGACTGGGCGGCCCCCGTCTCGGCTTCGCTCGACCACTACGAGGTCTGGTATCGAACGAACGATTCGATCGCCTGGAACCTGGCCGGGACGACCAGGATCACCCACTTCGAGATCAAAGGCGTCGAAAGTCCCGACGTGGAATACGACGTGGCCGTGGTCTCGGTGAGCGCCTACGGCATGAAGGTCTCGCCGGACGACTCGCCCATGGTTACCCTGACGACCGAGGGTCTCCTGACGCAGCCGCCGAACGTCACAGGCCTGAGCGCCGTGGTGATCGACGGGACTCTTGTCGCCACCTGCGCGGCGATCGACCGAACAATCCTCGGACCCGGGGGCTACTACCAGTGGCGGCGCGGAACCTCGTGGTCGAAGTCCATTCTCCTGGACAACACGACGTCGCCACGACTTGAGCTCAAGAGCTACAGCCGCGGCAGCACCTACATCCTGGTGAAGGCCTTCAACTCGGTCGGCAACTCCTCACCCGTAGCGACGGCATTTGCCATCACGCTCTACGGCCAGGTGGAAGAGAACGTGATCTTGACGGCCGCGGAGGAGCCGACCTGGGGCGGGACGAAGGTCGGGCTCCAGTTGGTCTCTGACCACCTCGAGCTCTACGAACCGCTGACGACGATCGTCTCGGTGCCGTCACAGCCGATCACCCGCCGCGGGGCGCGCTTCTCTTCCTTCGGTTTCCCAGATCCCGTCCAGCGCGTGGTCCTTGAGGGCTACTACACCACGGATCCGATCACGGTCTCGTCCGGCCAGGTGGTGCGCGCACGTGCGGACGCGAGCGTGGACTTCGACCCGATCTCGATCGGGCTCGGTACCTTTGCAGATGCGACCTGGCCATTTAGCGATCCAAGAGCAGATATTCCATTCAGCGGGGAAGAGGCCGACAAGGTCTCCGTGACGATCGAGAGCCGGGTCAGCGTCACTGGCACAGCCGAAACGGACTGGAGCGCTTGGGCTGAGCACCGTGACCGGGGCGAGCTCGTCATGAAGTACATCCAGTTCCGCCTGCACGTGCAGGTGGACTCGGACGCGTACTCTGTCGAGATCTCCAATTTCACCTACTCCATTGACCTGCCGGATAAGATCCTCGCAGGCACGAGCACGGCAGAGACGGCCACGCAGCAGACCGTGACCTATCCGACAGACTATTTCGTGGCCGTGAAGCGCCTGCTCGTGACGCTGATCGGAGGGACCGTGGGCGACTACTTCCGCGTGGTGTCGCAGGACGAGGACGGCTTCGTCTATGAGATCCGGGCTTCGGGCGGCGGCTTGACGACTGGCACCATCCACTACGAGGCGAGGGGATACTGACATGTCGTGGCCGACCTTCCCGATTCAGTCCAGCCGCCTGATCTCCGCCTTCCGCGGCGACTTCAACGACATCATCGATGCAATCGTGACAGCATTCGTCGGGGCCTCTGAGCCGACGGTGAAGTACTCTTGCATGTTGTGGGCGGATACTGCCCAAGGAGTGCTGAAGCAGCGCAACGTCGCCAACACGGCATGGATCGTCCGCGGCCAGCTCGAGGTGGACTATGGCGGGGCGCTCCCATTGTCCGGCGGGACCATGGCAGGGGCGCTCGACATGGGCGGGTACGGGATCTCTAACCTGCCGGCTGGCAGCGGCAATGCGCCGGCGCGCTATGCGGACTTGGCCGCGTACGTCAAGGCGGATGGAACCGTCGCCTTCACCGGGTTCCCGAGTCTGCCCAGCGGCAGCCCGTCGCTCGATGTGCAGGCCGCCCACAAGAAGTACGTGGACGACACGTCAAAGGCGGGGGGCAGCTTCACGGGACAGATCACGATGACGGTGGCCCCTACGGCATCGCAGCACGTGATGCGTAAGACGGACGTCGAAACGGTCCGCGATACACACACGCACAGTGGCGGCGCCGGCATGGGGAGCAAGATCCCTGGGTCGAGCATCAACAGCCAGACGAGCCCTGACGGCTATCTGCTCAAGGCCAACGGAGATGGCACCACGTCGTTCGCCGAGATCCACTGCGACTCACTCGTTTTCCCGACTGAGGTCCAAACGATCGGCCAGGTATCCTCGTCTGGATCCTGGCAGGTCGGCATCGATCTATCTACCGTGGTGACGGTGGACTGCTACGCGATTCTGATCGGCACAGCCCCAGTGAGCAACGGGGTTTTCACTGTTCGCTTCAGGGCCTACGGCACGTCTGGAACTGGGGCTCTCTATCGTATTGGTTCAACAGAGCCGACCAACGAACGCATGATGATCGTTCCAGTGATCGATCGAAAGATCGATGTCTACGCGTTGAGGACGGACGGTAGCGGCAATCTCTACCTCAAGACCTACGGCTACTTCAGGCGCATGGCATAGGAGGATTTCATGGCGGGTCTCAAGGCTCACTTTTCTTCAGCGATCCTCACTGCCGAGTATTCGGCTGGATGGAAGACTCTCCTCCAGGTCGTGGCGCCAACGAACCAGCGCGTTTTCGTCACGTCTTGGGGCGTCTACTGCAAAGGTACGGTCAACTCCGATCCAGCCATTCGGCTGCGGCTGATCAAGCAATCTGACGCAGGGACTGGTGGGACGAGCGTCACGGCGTCCAAGAAGATTCCGGCCAGCGAGACGGTGCAGACTGCGGCGAAGTGCGGGACGTTCTCGGTCGAGCCTACGGTGAGCGGTGAGCCAGTGGACGAGAAGATGGTGCACCCGCAGGCCGGAATCGAGGTCCCGTCCTTCGAGCGTGACGAGGTCGTTCTGGCCGGCGGGGACCGCATCGCGATTCAGTACAACAACGAGAGCGGAGGGACGTCGGTTCCACTCGTGGCCGACATGTCGATCGAGGAATAGCGCGTGGCTTACTTCTCCTGGACTACACCAGCGACTGGCGATCACCCGCGGCTTGGGCTGCGTGCGAGTGAGATCGCCACGATTCAGGCCCGGGCCGCCGGAAGCCATTCAGGTTTCTGGTCGGACCTCGTCTCCGACGCGAACTCTAAGCTGACGAAGGCCTCAACGTACTACCTCGACTACGAGTGGGAGTATCTCGGCGAGCACGCATTCTACTACTTGATCGGCGGGAGCACGGCGCAGGCCGACCACGCCATCACCGTGGCGCTCTACATTTCCGCTCTGGCGGTTCCGTCGCAGTACCGCAAGAAGCGCAGCTACATGGAGATGATGGCGATCGTCTACGACTGGTGCTACGCCAGGCTGACGACCACGCAGCGCGACACGCTGAGGCGTAGGATCTGGGACTACATCGGCTACATGGCCGTCAACCCAGTCGAGTTCCTGTGGGGCCATTCGCACGGGAACTTGTGCGCCGGGACTTTCGCGCTGCTCGCGATCCTGAACGACGGGGACGCATCGCAGAATGCCACGTGGGCGGCCAAGATGAACACCTATCTTGACTACTTCTACGACGGCACCGACGCGTCCTACTTCGGGGCGTTCAGGCACTTCGGCGCAGATGGCGGCTCCCACAAGGGTGCGTCCAGCCAAGGGTACTTCCTCGACACCGAGTTTTTCTACGGGCTGCTCTTCCCGTCGGTGTGCAAGTCGCTGAGCGTCGACTGGTGGACGAGCGAGACCTGGTGGACGAACACGATCTGGTGGCACATCTGGCACCTGCGCGAGGATCATCGCTTCCACAAGATCGAGTGCGAAGCTGCGGAGCTGAGTCAGTACGCGATCCACACCCAGGTGCACGCCGCACAGGTGGCCGACCACGAAGCGAACTCGACCGGGGAAGTGGCGCAGTGGCTCTATAACGAGATCCAGAACACCGGCGACTGGAGCATCTGGGGGCCCTATCAGCTCTACAATCTTCTGTTTTACAACCCGGCTCGAACGGCCACGACTCCGACGATCACGAACACCGGCGGCAAGCGCATGCGGCACTTCGAGAAGGCCGGCCACGTCTGCATTCGCAGCGGGTGGAACTTTGCGGAGAACTCAAGCCTGATCGTCAAGGTCCCAAAGTACTACACCGGCGGCCACCAGATGCGGCGCGAGGGCTCTTTCGCGTTGGCCTTCCGAGGCTCCGCCTTCGTGCGCGACCAGGGCGTCTACGACGGCGACCAGTTGATGCCCTATAAGGAATACAACAGCACGACGGAGACCGGGCATCGGTACACGTACACAGCACAGATTCTGGCCGGAAGCGTCGGGAGGATCTTCGACACCAACGAGCCCGCGGAGAATCCTGCGGAGAGCATGCAGTGGGAACTCAACTCCGCGCGGAAGTGGGGCTGGAAGGACGCGGGCGGGACGCTGCATTTGTCGAACCAGGGGCAGCAACTGTGGCCGAAGACGACGCAGTACCAGCCATACTCCATGGCCGAGATCCTGGCCGCCGCACGCTGGCAGTACGACGGCGTTCTGGCGGCACCGGTCGAGGGTGAGAAATTCGCCTACGTACCGATCGACCTGACCGACATTTACTACTCGGCGAAGTGCACGAAGTATCACAGGCACTTCCTGTGGATCGCCCCGGGTACGATCCCCGGGTGGGACTACGAGGTCGTCATGGTCTGGGACGATCTCACGGTGCACGCGGACGCGGTCGGAAACAAGGTCTACGTCTACCAGCTCCAGACCGGGGTCACGCCCACGGGGACCTACGACAACTTGCTCTTCACCGTGGGTGCCAACAAGATGTGGCACCGCGTACTCAAGCCTTCTTCCGTGGCCGGGACGACGATCACTGGCTTCCTGGACCTGGACGGAGTTTCCTACCCGGCCACGAGGTCGATCGCGAAGCAGGATAACCTGCAGGACGGGAGCAACGCGAAGCGCGTGGAGATCTGGCCCTCGGCCACGCTCACGGCGATCGAGTTCCTGGCGGTCATGTTCCCGGCACCGGCCAGCGCCTCGGCTCACCCGACGATCGCCGTGATCGACGACGCTTCCTACCTGGGTCTCACGATCAATGGAGTGGACTGCAAGATCCACCGCGGCAGTCCCTACGCTGCCGTGGTCGGCACGAGTGGCGACACGACTCCGCCGGCGGCTCCCGGAAAGCCGACGTGCACCGCCGGCAGCGGCTTCGTCGATGTGAACTGGGCGGACAACACCGAGGGCGATCTCTTGGACTACGACGTCTGGAGGAGCACGCAGCAGTAACATGGCCAGCACAAATTTTCTGACGATGCCCTTGAAGGTCGGAGAGAACCGCTACGGGATTCCCTTCCTGCGGAAGGCTTATACGGGCGGGAACAACCTCTCCAAGACCTTCGTTGCGAAGCTCTGGAACGACGGCACGGGGATCCTGCACGGCGATCGGGCGCTGCCACTAACCCTGGACGTCAGCGCCGACATCTCGGCGCGCTTTATTTTGTCGGGCCCCGTGGCCGGAGCGTCGGGCGAGAAGGTGCGCCTCGAGTTCTGCTACTTCGTGCGCAAGGCGACGGAAAGCGAAGACCCGAGTTCGTGGGACGAGACTGTGGCCGGAAGCGTTGACGTCTCGTCGTGGTCGGCCAAGACCCAGTATCGGTCAGACCTCGCGTTGACGAAGACCAACTTTGAGGCTGGCGACTTCCTGACGTACAGAGTTCGGAGGATTCACGACCACGCAGACGACAACTACGCGCAGATTCTGACGGTGCACAAGGTCGTATTGGTGGCGAACTTTTAGGTAACGATGGCCTGGTACTTCAACTTTGCTTCAGGGACACCAGATCTGAGAGCCGGCGATCTCACGATCTGGGATGGCCTCAGCGAGTTCTCGGTACACGCTCGCTGCTACTTGAAAAGTACCTACCTCTCGGACAAGCACACTGTCTTCTCGCACTACGACGGAACCAACGGCTTCCGGCTTTACTACACGAACTCTGGAGTCAACGGGAAGGTCCAGATTCCAAAGCTCCTCGTAACTATCGGGGGTTCGACCAAGCGCGCCGAGGGTGCGACGGACTACGATTTCCCAAACTCGCAATGGGTCTCCTTCGGCGGATGGTGGAAGGCCGGCCAGTCCAGCGACGGAATCGCCTGTCTGATAAACGGCGTCCAGAAGGGGATCACCGACACGTCCGGCCACGGGAACTTCCCGTCGCTGACGACGTCGACCCAGATCGGAGCCACCTACGTCGGCGGCAGCGAATGCTGGGACGGCTACATCGGCGAGGTCTGCGCATGGAACGTAGCGCTCGCGGCCGAGGAGTGGGAGGCACTGGCCGACGGGGCCCCTGGCTATGCGGTGCGTCCGACGGCCTTGATCTTCCACTCGCTCCTGGAGGGCTTTGAGAATCCAGACCACTACTGGCTCCCAGGGGACGACACCAGGGCAGCATTCACCCATGACGCAGTGGCCGTCCAGGACGATGAGTCCCTGCGAGCAGACATCTGGGATCAGGATGCAGAGGGAGACGTCCCTGGACCCACGGGCACCGTTTGGGGTGCGTGGAGCAAGGTCGGCCAAGAGGTCGTTCCGTCTCAGTACAGGGATTCATCGGTGGTCAACGGAACGACCTACAAGTATCGAGTGGTGGCCCGAGACACAAGCCTAAATGAAAGTGATCCTGGAACAGAATCTGATCCAGTGACTCCGCAGACTGGGATCCAAGGCGTGCGCCTTCCGCCGGCCACTGTCATGGGCCGTGAGCGGGCGAAGATGATCCGATCGACGCGCGAGGCAATACCTGGAGTTTGGAGGGACGACTGATGCGTAGGCTACGAGTTTTCATGCTGGTTCTGGCTCTCGGGATCGGCGCGGACGGGTGCTCACTTTTCCGCGAGTCGAAGAAGGAGCTCACCCCGGCTCAGGTGACCGAGCTCGTGACGAAGTTCGGCGACCTGCAGAAGGCGGACAAGGAAGATCTGCGGGCGCAAATCGAGCAGATGTTCGGGGTCATGATCTCGGACGTCAAGGTTGCGGTGACGGATGCCGCGAAACCACCGACGGTGACCGCCGTGGTCGCCCCTGCGGTGACGGAGATCGCGACGAAGGCTGGGGCTACGATCCTCGACAGCGTAGAGAAAAATCCGTCAACGGCTGGGCTTACGGGTGGCCTACTGGCGGCCTTCTACCTGGCCCTCGGAATCCTCGGCAAGCGGAAAAACTTAGGAGTGTAGAAAATGGCGGCAACCGTAGTACTCTCAGAATCGAACGGCACGACCCCGACCGTCACGGACTCGATCTCGCGCGGAGACTGGCTCTCGGCGGACTCGGTCGGGACGTCGGACAAGCGCGCGACCTATCCGATCACGAAGCCGGGATCGGGCTACGCCTACTCTTACGAGAAGTGGCATCGCCTGAAGGTGACAGCGATGGGCGGCTCGACACAGGTCGACACGATCCGGCACTACATCTCGGACTCCGCCCCGGGTGGCGGGTGGACGCTGCACACGTCCGCCTCGACGGGCACGCCGTCGAACAAGACCTTTGACACGGTGAACGGCCCGGAGGCTCCGGCGCTGACCGAGTGCCCGAACGCGATGCCGACGTCGGACCCGGCCGCGGCAAACATTTCAGGCACGATCACGGAGGCCGGATACTCCGGCTACGTGGTCTCCCAGGCGCGGGTCGACGACACCGCGACCGCGGGATTCTCGAAGACGATCACGTGGAAATATTCGGAGGTCGCATGACGGCGATCGCCCCCGCACCCGTCGAGGTCCGCGGCTCGCTCCTCGATCCCCTGGCCGGGAGGCTGGCGCTCGGCCAGGGCTTCGCCGTGGTCGACTCCGCGCGGCGACTGGTCGAGCCCGGGGACGATCTCTACCGGCTCGTCTGGGAACTCGCGTACCACGATGGGCGGATCGTCCGGCAGTACGAGCGGCGCGGGGATGCGCTCGTCCAGGTCCTCTTCGGCCGGATCGATCACCGTGGGATCCGCGAACTCCGCGTGATCGACGCGCGCTCGGGCGCTCACGTGGTCGACATCGGGCTGCCCGAGGGCGCGGAAGCCGACGTGCTGTACGAAGTCACGATGACTCAGAGGCCGGAGGGCGGCTTCGAGCGGACGCGGGTCTACACGTTCGGCTGGCGGATCCCGGGGGGTGCGGCTCTCTACCTACACTTCGACCCGCACCGCGAGCCGATGGGGTTCTGGAGAGATTCGAAAAGGACGGCGTGAGAAACGAAACGACGTGTCGATTCTGGTACTGAGCAACGAAACGAAAGCGAGGCCCCCCATGGAGTTCCGCGACACCGAAGTCAAGGTGCTGAGCGTGACGGATACGCATATCAAGATGCAGATCGGGAATATGATTCCCGAGGTCGCCAAGACAGACTTGCAGGCGATGATGGATGGAACGGTTGATTCGACCGACCATATCCTCTTCAACATAGCCGTGGCCCTCAAGCTCGCCGGAACCAACATCGTCGATGACGTGGCCGTGGCGAGCGCGCTATCGAAGCGGACGTTCAAGATTCCGAGGTGACACGTGCCTGTACTTATCCCACAGGGAGTGGCAACAGCCTGTCTGATAGGAAGACATGCAAGCGGGTCTAAAAGTGGCTCTGCTCTTAGTGGGTCCGGGGCTTTTGTTTTAAGTGGCGAAGGAACTGCAGCCGGTAACTGCGTAGGATGGAGATTTATAGCCCCATGCACAGGAACGTTGACAGATGTGTATATTTTTATCCATACCGCTCCATCTGTTACCGGAAATGACTTATCGATCCATCTAACTGATTACGGTTCTACATATTTGCGCCCAGGATCATGCAAGACACACACCACTTTTGCCGGAGGAATCGTTTCTGGCGTTTGGAAAAAAATTACTTTTTCTTCCAACAACGATGTGGTTAGAGGTCAACCATACTGGATCATAGTTGGAGATTCTACACAGGCGGCATCTCCGTACAGCCTGCTGGGTCGAGGCGGGGGCGGGTACTGTTCGACGTTCGTCACTGGCGCGGCCAACGTGATTGTTCCGTTTTATCACGTGACTGGATTTAACGGAGATGGGTCCTCTTTTTCCTCTCCCTGGTCTGGGTGCGTGTTAAAGTTTAGCGATGGTTCTGTTTTTGGAAGTCCCGGGACAGAAAACGCAACCTTCGATGCCCAGACTACCACAATCAAGGGGGCCTACATACCTGCTATTGAGGAGGACATCACGGTATGCGGCATAGCAATGTATTCCGGGTCAATGGATATCGATATTGTCTACCTGAACGTGTACGAAGATGGGGCCACAGTTAGTGCTGGTCCTCTCTATCCTGGTTTTAATGGTGGGGCACAATTTACGATTGGTACCCCGGCGCATTACGGAGGAGGAGCTATTTGGATTCCTGATACCCGTCTTAGGAAGGGTCACTCTTATAGATTCATGTTCAGTGGTTCGGGCGGGATTTTCGGTTGCTATTATTACTCTATAGCGGATGCCGCTACTGGTGGAAATGATTTCCTTTTGTGCGGAACAGGTAATGGAGCGCTTTATTATACAAAGGATAACGGCGGAACCGCTTGGACCACATACAACACAGATAGCGACTTGAGATATTTTGGCGGTGCTTTGGTAGTCAAGGAATGGTCCTGTTTCCCTCGCGCTCTCGTCGGGATCAGGTGAAAAGCTATGAAGTACGAACTATTCGCGGGCCTAATCGATCAGACTGTCAACGTCTTCATTCGAGACGCCACGAGTTCCGTCGGGGCCGGGAAGACTGGACTCGTCTACAACACATCGGGCCTCTCATGCTACTACTGCCGACACCGCGCCGCCGCAGCGGTCCTCAACCTCGCGACCCTCGCGGCCGTGGACTCTGCACATTCCGACGGCGGGTTCAAGGAGATCGACACCACGAACATGCCGGGGATGTACCGTCTCGATCTTTCAGACGCGATCTGTGCTATCGGCTCGCCATCTGCCGTGGTAATGCTCAAGGGCGATTCGCTCAACATCATCCCCGACCCCATCGAGATCGTCCTCGCACCGACGTTTTCCGCTGGGTCCGTCAGTGACAGCGGGGCCGCTGCGGGAGACTTCGATACTGACCTGACCGAGTCCGCCAATGACCATTGGAATGGCACCTATTGTCGCTTTGTGACAGGGACGCTCAAGGACCAGGTCCGCAAGGTTACGGACTACACCGGGTCGTCAAAGAATCTCGCGTTCAGCGATCCGTTCACGGCGTCTCCGGCGAACGGTGACAAGTTTGTCCTGATCAACAGGTGACATGGGCTTACTGCTTCTCGACACCCCGTCCGGCGGGACTACCACCGGGACGAAAACCCTCACGTCGGGGGCCTACGTCCGCTTCACGGTCGCGCTCGCGGGCCTGACGTCGGGGGCTCTCCTCGCGACGTCGCCGGCCGGGGTGGACCTGTCGAGCGGGTGCGCGCTCCGGAAGGCGGGGACTCAGGCGGATCTCACGAGCGGCGCGGCGCTGAGGACCTCGCCCACGGGGAGCAATCTCACCTCGGGGGCCGCCCTCCGCCTGGACGGGACGCCCGCGGCGCTCACGTCCGGCGCGCTCCTGCGGCTCGCGGGTGGCAGCTCGCCTCTCACGTCCGGGGCGGACCTGCGGACCTCGCCCACGGGGAGCAACCTCACGTCCGGGGCTCTCCTCCGCTTCGAGGTCTATGGGGACCTCCCCTCGGGCGCGGATCTCTACGTCCCCTCGGGCGAGGGGACCGTCAACCTACCCTCGGGCGCACGGCTCCGCTTTGCCGGGAGCGACGCTACCCTCACCTCGGGGGCCGCGCTGCGGCTCGTTGGCGGCTCCTCTGACCTCACGTCGGGCACGATCCTCACGTGGGCGACTCCGGCCGCGCTCCCCTCCGGCGCGGCGCTCCGGCTCGCCGGCGGGACCTCCCCGCTCAGCTCCGGGGCCGACCTGCGGCTCGCCGGCGGGAGCGCGGACCTACCCTCGGGGACGATCCTCGCCGGCGGTACGGCGGTCCCCCTGTCGTCAGGGGCGCGGATCCGCTTCGACGGGACGCCGGCCGCTCTCTCCTCGGGCGCGGCCCTCGGGCTCCCCGGCGGGACGGCCACCCTCACGTCGGGCGCGATCCTCAAGATCGTGACGGAGATCCCCCTCTCCTCGGGCGCGGCACTGTCCGGAGTCGTCGAGGGCCGGCTCACGCTCTCCGCGGGCGCGCTCCTGTGGGTCGAGGGACAGGAGGCCTACGAGAGGGCTCCACAGCGGACGATCACGTCCTCAGCGACGCAACGGACGATCACGGCAGCAGGTCTCCAACGGCAAATCATCGCGGGTGAAACATGATCGACGCAATGATCGAGGTCAACGAACGCACCGACTTCGGCGTCGTCCTGACGTTCAAGGACGGCTACGGCAACCTCGAGGCTCCCGTCCACGTCTACATCGGAATCGTGGACGAGACGTCCGAGGGCGTGGTCCGTGCGGAGGCGGAAGTCACTCCACCTGCGAGCACGATGACGATCCCGATCTCGGCCACGGAGACCAGGATCATCGACGGCGACATGGAGACCGAGGTTCGCACGATTGCGGTGCGGGCGGTCTACGCCGACGGAAAGCAGGCGACCAAGCCCGTGCGGTACACGGTCAGGAACGTGATCGGGATCACAACTCCAAGTCCATAGGCTGTACGAAAGGAGCTTTTCATGGCAGATACGGAATCGAACAGCACGACCACGCCGGCGGCTTCGGCCACGACGAAGGCCGGCGCTACCACGAGCGAGTGGGCCCAGACCGCCGTGGGCGCGATCGTCGCTATCCTGGCGCTGACGCAGTCCACGGAGGTGCAGGTCCAGGTGGCCGCCATCTGGGCCGTCGCGATCATGGTCAGCGCCTACTCGCTGTCGCGCGGGATCGTCAAGCTGGTCAGGTGACATGTGGCCGAGGGCAGACGCCGGCGCCGCAAGCGTCCTGCCGATGGCAACGCAGATCTACAAGGGCAGCTTGTGGCCGGCGGCAGTGGCAATGCGAGACGGGAGTCATGGATGCGCGGATGGCTCAAGGACTACATCATCCCAGGGGTGTCGGCCCTGGTGGTCGGGACCGGGATGGTAGTCCGCAACGAAATGGAGGTGAGCCGCCTTGATCGTGAGAATAAAGACCTACGCGCCAAGGTTGATCGCCTGGGCGATTTTGGGACTGATGGGTTTCGCGATCCCAACATTCACGCTGCGCTTGATCTCCACATCCAATGCTTCTTGCGAGAGCTCCAGGTCATCGATCGACGCACATGGAAAAGTTGGCACGACGCCTTCTTCCAGCTCAACCCAACGCTGACGCGACCGCTCGCAGTAAGCGAGAATCATGAGGCCGGAATCGATAAGGACTGGCGACCGTGATCCATACCATCGTCCTTAAGGAACGAAGACGATCCAGTCCCACGGGACCCAGCCGACCTGCCCCATGTCTGATCCGTCAAGAACCTTAACCTTGCGGATTGTCTGGTAGCCGCCGTCGTACGTCCTGGTGTCGACCGAGTCGGTGATCTTGACCGTGGCCGGGACGGCGACCCATCGGATCTCCCCTTGGACCGTCGCGAGCTCATGGATCCGCCAGTCGTCACGGATGCTCATGGCGTAGTGCCACTGGCAGTAGCCGTACTGCGACGCAAAGAGCGGGACGACTCGCGACGCGTCGGATCCGGAGCTATAGATCATCGCCCAGCTCCCGGGCAGATCTCCAATGACTCCGTAGTGGCCGACATCGGGACGTGGCGTGGCGCACGACGAAAGAAGCGACACCGTCAAGAGGGGCAAAAGTCCTGTTTGTCGGCTCATGAGCCCACCACCTTCGGAGGCTTAGGCACGGCCACCTTGGGATCCACGCCAGCATGTGCCGTGGCCTGCCACGCGCGCAGAAGGCCGAGACCAGTCACCCACGTCTTGACTTCGATCTCGCCCAGGACGACGGAGCCAGCCGGGACGCCGAACGATTCGCTGGTCTTGGCCCTGAGGGCATCCTTGATGATCTCCTCGCAGAGCAGGGCGCCGATCGACTGCTGGTCGACTCCGGCAGTCACGGGTCCGAGGTCGCGGAGCTCGGGCCCCCACCGCGGATCAGCTTTGAGCTTCGCCTGCGCCGAGCATCCGGCCACGACCAGCGCGACCCCAACGCAGCACGACCACGACAAGGTTCTCATGGCTGCCTCCATGTTCTTGGCCTTTGGTCTTGTTTGACGCGGTTTCAAGCCTACTCTTCACCGTGGCCGGATCGCAAGATCTTTTCCGCTTGACTTCTCCGCTGTTACATGTAAGGTGGCCGACATGCGCCCACGGCTGAGGAAAGGACAGTGGAGCTTGACGCGCGCCGCGTGCCGCGAATGCGGCGAGACGCGACGCCCGCATGCGGCCAAGGGGCTCTGCCGCACCTGCTACTACAGAGGCTTGCAGCGCCGCCTCCGCAGGGGACAGAAGGGCGTCGCCAGTGCCCGTCGTGGGATCACCCGTGGTGCCAAGGCTGGGAGGCGGAAATCATGATGTGCCGCGCGCATCAGTACTTCCGACTTTCGTCCTCCCGTGGTGGTAGCACTGGAGGATCCTCCAGTGTCACCCTAACTCCATACCGATCCTTCCGAACTTCAAACCGCTCCCCTACTTTCCCCTCTCTTGACGTTTGCGGCTGTTTCGATTTCTTTGGCGATCCCTCGTCGTCTACGCTGCGGGTGGCAGGCCGTGGGATCACGGGTGGTGTCAGGTGGCAGGGCTCCCACGGGGCAGGGAGGGCTGTCGTGCTGCGCTACTACTCGCTCCGCCGTCGTGGCCGCAACTGGTACGTGCGCGTCTACGACACCGTCACGAAGAGGCGT